TTAGCCGCAGCTTTAACATTCTTCTCTACCTGTTTAACTTGGGCCTCTTTTTGTAAGGCTGCTATCTCTGCTTTTTGTTCTTTGGTTACGACCTGGCGTTTAGCGTTTTCAGGCTTCCAACTAGCAGTGGGTTGGTCAGCTGAGATACGATAGTCACCCAACCGTCCATAAGGGACTTGTTGATCTAACCACAGCTGATACCAACCCACTAACTTGCGTTGACCACCGACATTGATGTATGCCCGACCTATTGAGCCGTCAGTGACCAAACCCTTTTGGGGTTCCGGTTCCAATCCATTGTCTGCTAGGAATCTAGCAAACTCGTTTTGGTAATCTGTTGTAAAAGGCTTTTCAAAATTTTTCTGTTCAGGTCGGGTAATTTTAAGGGACATCAAGTTCTCACATTTATAAGCTATTGCACATATTATTTATTTGTATACAATACTACATAAATTTATTTTAATAAGCAATTACTTTAGGAGATATATATGAGCTTAACTTTAAAAACTGACGGTGATTTTGAAACTTTGGCAAAAGGTCAATATCGAGGCACATGTTATCGCATCGTGGACCTTGGCACAACAGAACAAGAATATGAGGGAGTCAAATCTAAAAAGAAAAGGCTGCACATTACTTTTGAAATAACCAAAGCNGTTGATCCNGATACCAACGATGCTTTAATGCAAGACGGCAGACCATTTGCTGTATCGCATACATACACAGCATCTTTGTTTGAGTCGGCAACACTGAGAAAACATTTGGTGTCCTGGCGTGGCAAGAACTTCAGCGAAGAAGAAGAGGCAGGCTTTGATATCAGCAAACTCTTAGGTTGTACTGCTAATGTAGAAGTGGGCCACACCAAAAATGGCAACGCTAAAATTATTGGTTTGTTTAAGCCAGACGGTGGTGTAGAAAAAATAGCAACCATTAATCCACAATTAATATTTGATTTAGATGTGTATTGCAATGAGTTCAATGGCAAAACAAATGATAGTACAAAAGCTATGTGTGATGTCTATGAAGAGTTACCTGTTTGGCAACAAGGCGACATTGAAAGTAGCTTTGAATTGATTGCTGCTAAAAATACAGGCACTAGCCAAGAGGAAAGAGCTGTCAAGGAAGATGTGCAGGAGCAAGAAGGGTTATCGGATTTAGCATCTAACGATGCCGATGATGATGCAAACATTGAGGCAAAAATTCCTTTTTAATAATTTTTTCACAGAGGGCAGTTCTTTTCTCCTTAAAAATCTCACCGATTGTTAAGTTCTGCTCTCGCCTTTTAGGACATATTTATGAACCAATCAGATCCAGTCAACTCACCCATTCATTATAACCAAGGCGGAATAGAGTGCATTGATGCTATCAAATCATCTATGGACACCACTGCATTTCGTGGTTATCTCAAAGGCAACATAGAAAAGTACATGTGGCGCTACGAATACAAAAAAGGTTTGCAAGATCTTTTAAAAGCACAATGGTACTTAAACCGTTTGATTCACGAGATATCTACAACAGATCAACCAGAAACACAGGAGTTAAGCAATGGAATTTAAAGAAGGTGTGTATGAGGATTTGCCATTTGAGGTGTACAACGAGATACCTGCTTACAGGGCATCAGATCTTAAACAAGTAGAACAATGCGTTTATACCTGGAAGAACAGATCAGGATTCTCTGAGTCTCCTGCTTTGCTTGAAGGTCGAGTGCAGCACACAGTATTTTTAGAACACCATAAGTTTGACGATGAGTTTGTGATACAACCGAACCTCGACAAAAGAACTAAAGCTGGCAAAGAAGCTTATGAGGACTTCAAGGCCACCATTGGAAACAAGACAGCTATCACCCAAGATATGTACGATGTCTGCATGGACAGAAGAAGGGTTGTGCAAGACTTTATCCCTAATGGCGAAAACGATAAAACAGAGCTGACTGTGTGCTACATGCTTTATGGTCAACAGTTTAAATCTAGGTTTGATTGGTATGACGGCAAGCATGTTTGGGATCTTAAAACAGCAAGAGACGCATCGCCAAGAGGATTTAAACAAGCCATTAATAACTTTAAATATCACATGCAAGCATCTTTGTATGTTGATGCGTGTAAAGTCTTAGGGTTGCCTGTAGAGAGTTTCTCTTTTCTAGCACAGGAAAAAGCACACCCTTACCCTTATGCAATCTACACTATGTCAGCAGAGGCTTTAGAGTATGGTCGTGCTAAGAATGAGCAGGCTTTGAATATGTTGTTGGAAGCGAAAAAAAATGATAGTTACAAACCCTACAACCTAGAGGGAGTCCAGATTGTAGAGTTGCATGATTTGTACTAAAGAACTATTACGCTACCTCTTTTCTGTAATAAACTTTAAACGCTTCGTCAAATGGCATTGAGTTAAGCACAACAGCGTTAAGCTTATTCCACTTATCCTTGGCATCTTTTTGCATTAAATCGGCTAACACCATTAATCACATCTTGTTTACTCATACCTTTGTAGCCTGAAAACTTCCATTCGTAGATTTCACCTTTACCACATTCGTCAGTCATAACTGCAACACACTTAGATAAAAGTTTTTTCAAATCTTTGGTTTCTAAGTAATTTACCAACAAATTGCTAATGTGCATATCTAGGTCAGTGTCCATTTCTTTATTTTCGCCATCAACAAAAGTGTCTGACATTTTCCATTTAGGAAGATTAGTTATGCACCAATCATTTAGTGTTCTCTCTAAAGAGTAATCATCTAAACGCCATTCATTACAGCCACCTGTACCTCTGTTAGCCACGCTACCAACTTTTTTATTATCTACATAAAGTGTAGCTTCAAAACAATCNGTTTCTTCGCTCATGCTTTCGTAGTGCTTAATATTCTTAATTGTTATATTCATTACGCTACTCCTTTAAAGTTTAATTACAAATTCATCTGCTAATAAATCATCATGTTCTTCATCAAGAACCCAACTGTAATGATCTACTAATTGCTCATCGTTAGATTGGTCGTAATCGCAACCAATTCCGTCATCACCCATATATCTGAGGATTGCACATCTTCTAACTATTTCTTCTCTAGTTTTTTGGTCTAAAGGTAAAGGGTATTGCTTTCTTCTTTTTTTAAGCTCTATCTCTCTATCTTTCTTTGCTTGAATTGGATCAAACTGTACTAATGTTAAACTCATATCTTTTCTCCTATGTGTAAGAATTATCTCCTACACAGATATAATAACAAATGTGTAGGAATATGCAAGTATTTGCACAAATAAATATTAATTAATTTTAGGTCAAGGATTCGTACAATTCTATGGTTCTTTGCTTGTCGCACAACCAAAAGACTAAAAGGTATCTATCTCCAGATTCTACAGGCAGTCCTTTGTGTAGATTGATAAAGCTTGGAAACATAAGTGCATGGCCCACAGGCAGCGGATTGATCTTGCCATAATTATGAAAGGCTGTGCCACCACCCTCATAGCTTCCTGTGTTCAATGGTACGACCACACTAATGTCAGAACTATCATCGTGATGCCAGGCACCCTGCTTTTTATCCACAAGATTGTAATTGGCTATTTGTATGGTTGTCGGATCTGCACAGTTTCTTTGCCACAAGGCATTGAAGATCGGATTTAAAACTGTCTGCACCACAAACCACATGTTCCGATACAGCTCCGGACATTGTTCTTTCAATACTATCTCAGGTATTTGTCGCAGCTTATCTTCGTCTGCATTGCCCTCAAAACTTATTTCTCTTTTCATCAGCTCTATTTCTTTGACCAAGAGATTGCAAAAATGTCTGCGAAATAAAGGCACTCTATAGATCTCTGGGTAAATCTTTTTAACAACTTTATGCACAGGAGTTTTTGGCATATCTACCAAACCATTGTTGGTTCTGTACTCTGCAATTAAGGGCAAAGTTTCCTGCACAGCTTTGTATGTGGGTTGGTTAATCATCCAATGAGATTGCATGCTTAATAAGTAATTCTTCAATTTATACATGCTCTGTAGTTTATCATATATTTTTAAATACTTATTTGTATATTTCTATAAATGTATGTAAAATGTCCAACTATGGATGAAGATAATAAAATTAGAAAAAGTTTAGCAGTCGATTTAAAAACATATCAGTTGTTGGCAGATATTTGTGCATCTGAAAGAAGATCTAAAATTGAACAACTTAAAGTATTAATTGAAAAGGAACATGCTCGCATAGATCAGTCTAGTCTTGCACAAGCGTAATGTTTTTAAAATCAATTATGTCTGATAAGAAAGATTTGCCGCAAGCCTATAAACCAGTGTTAGAAGCACCTGAAGTTATAGAGCTGTTCAGCC